TGTATTCCCTTTCGTTTCTTTTTAACGCTCTTAAAAGAGCTTGTAACAACTTTACGAGCCATCTAGTTATTTTTATCAAATTGAATGAATTTATATATAGTATATGCTATTGAAAGTATTAGTGCAACAAAACTTAGTATTTCATTTGCACTTGCTAGAGTAAACCCAATAGCTGAAAAATTAGCTAACCCTACTTGTAGAGTATCTTTTACTTCTGTCATTTTGTTTAGTTTTTTTATCTAAGTAGGATTTTAACTTAGTAACATTTTTAGTTTTCGGTTTGTAGTGTCTTTTCATTATGAGTAATCAGAAGCGTTTAAAAAGTTTCTCAATGTAAGTTTAGTTCCCTGTCTCATTGGTCTTTCAAGGTTCATACCATTATAGTAAGCGTTTTGGTCAGGTGAAATGTCTGCTCCACTATTCGTGTTGTATTCAGGAAAAAGAGTTATATTGTTAGTGATATACTGTATCATTCTTTCCGTAAAGTATTCAGCATTGTTTCTTACTTCTTCTCTAAGGTGTTGAGCTTCTTCTGTGCTTAAAGCGTTTCCTGTCTCTGAAGTCTTAGAATAGATGTTACCGTTTTCTGTTTTAAAGCGTAAATAAGGAATACACATATGAAACGCCCAAGATGGTAAACAGTCTCCGATATACTCATCTACTAAAGTCTTGTATGCCCCTGTTAAAGTTCCTGCTGTAATTTCAGCTTCTAGCTTTTGGTACAAGTCAGTTCCTAGTTTTGGCTCTATATAAATACGCTGTGCCTGTAATACATAAGGCAACAAGATTTGAGGGTCAACATTTAAGTTAATTGCAGTGCTATCTTTTAGCTTTGCTTCTGATATAAATAGTACGTAGCTCATAATTAATTGTAATATCCGTTATTTTTCATTTTTCTAGGTGGTGTTGCTACCAACTTATCGTTCTTCTTAGCAGTAAATCCTTCTGACTTTGCTTTAGTGTAGCCAATCATATCAGCGTCTTCTATTTTAGTTGTTCTACTTTCTCCTATAACTGTCTTGTAAATTCTTCTACTCCAAAAATGGAAACATTGAGGTCCTCCTTTGTAGAGCCAAATTGAATAGGTATCAGCTCCGTCAATACCGAACCCTGCATTTACAGGTTTTTTACCCATATTAATTATGTCCTCCTTCCTATACAGCTTTTTTGCCGCTTCCATTTTTCTGCAAAAATCTCTTTTAGTTCCTGATTTGTTTTCTAAGAAATTGTCATTAGCGTAGACATATCTAACTCTGAAATAATCACCACTCTTTTTAGATAGTCCGTCTTGCTCTGACTTACGGCTTGGAATAGCTCTACCTGTTGAAGCTAGTTCTAACTTCTCAGTCATTAATTCGTTTAATACTTCTTCATAGTTAAAGTCTTGGTGTTCTCCATCTACTACTTCTTCTTCTATTAACTCCCATTCTTCAGGAATATCTTCTCCAAACTCCTGAATGAATTTATCTAGCTCTGTTGCTTCAGTATGTCCTTCACAAGCCATATAGACTTTTTTACCTTCTAGTTCGTGTTCGTGATACCCTTCGCACCCTAAAGACTTTGCACTTTCTAAGGCTTCATCTATTGTGTCAAATACAGGTTTTCCGTCTATCATTCCAACTTTAGCAAAGTCTTCTCTTACTTCCACATCTGCTAAAGGTTTTAATCCAACTTCTTCTCTTATTTCATCTTCAGTCATTACTCCTTTTAAGTCCTCAGAAGTAAATTCTACTGTTATAGGTTTTAATTGTACAAATTGAACAGGTAAATCCATATTGTTTACTGAGAATAAAGTCTGTAAAGTATTTAAGATATGTAATTGGAACGGCTTTACAACTGTGTTCAAATAGAAATTTCCTGCTGCGTTAAGTTCATCTACATTTGAGCCTAAACCTGTATCAGATTTAATACCCATAAGCATAGGAGACGTTACACGGTGTCCTGTAAGTATGTTTTGAACTAATAGCTCTTGTAGTGCTAAGTATTGCTTATCTGCGTCAGAAACGCTTATAGGAGTTATTTCAGGTGTTCTAGTCTTATCATCTGAGAACGTTAAAATAAACTTCCCACTATTAGAAGCTCCTGTAAATTTCTCTACTAAACTTTGTTCTATCTGTCTTCTTTCCTCTTGCGTAGGAATACCATTAGCAAAAGAAACAAAATAGCTCCCACTAAATCCATTCTCTATATTGTTTAAATGAAACTCTGCTACCTTTTGGTCTACTAAGCACCAATTATTAGCCGCTAAATAGTCAGGTGTATGGTAGCAATCCATATTAGGACTGTAAGCACCTGTATAAAGTAACTGACTTCCTGAAGTTCTATCGTTCACATTAAAAGCATTAATAGGGTATGGTTTATTTGTCCTAGTGTTTGCCCAATCAGCACTTATATAGTAACAGTCTACCTTACCCATTGCGTTTGGTCTTCCTGCTCTTACACGCTCTACAGGTACGTGATACACCTCTGCTATTTCTGTTCTTTCTCTATTCCATACAATATGCAAAGCGTATGCTCCTTGAAGTTTAAAATCAAAAGCTACTTTCTTTATTACTTGGTGTAAACTTTCGTTGGAATTAGCGTGTCTTAGAAACTTTTTAAGCTTTACGTAATTTTCTAAATTAGTATCTTCTTCTTCAGCTATTAAGTCTTCTCCTGCTATCATTTCAGCTGTAGCGTTTATGATTGCAGCGTGTGTACTAGAATTATAATAAAGGTCAATTAAGAACTGAGGGTAAAGGTTTCTCCAATCTTCTGTTCCGTACTCTATGTAATCACGTCCTCTTACTTCTTGTACTATTGGAGCTGTTGATGTTTCTAAGTTTATACTAAGTATTTTATCCATTTTATTCTATTATTAATTCATCAGGGTCTACATCTGTACCTTCTGCGTTCTTTTCATAACCTAAGAACGAATGTACACAATTTACAGGAAATAACTCGTGTATTCCAAAGTCAAATTCTTCTGTAGTCATTAGGTCGTAAAATACTCCATCATAATAAATAGGTGGAGTTAATTCTTTACCATCTTTATCATAAGTTGCAGGTACTTCTACTATCTTACCAAGATACACGATTGCCTGTGTTCCATTTCTGTAGACATTTTGAGTAACTCCTTCTTCAGTTATTACTTCATAAGTACCTTTAGCAAGTAAGTCAGCATCTCCTTCTGCTTTTGTTTCGTATTGTAATTTATATATATTCATATTATGAAGTTAAAGCTGCTAGTTGAGTATCTGTTAGTGCTGTATCGTAGACTTGTAGTTGTTTTACTTTGCCATAAGTTCTTGAGCCTTCTGATATAAATAAAATTTTACTAAGGTCATTTAATGTAAATGTACCTGCAAATACTGTTTCATTTCCATCTACCCATATTGCTGAACTTCCTGACTTATATTTTACTGCTATTTTATAGTATGTATTTAATTGATTTGCACTACCAACAAATTGAGTAACAACATTCGCTCCATTTTCTCTAATTCTACAAAATACACTTCCTGAAAATCCTAACACAACTTGGTCATCTGATGCATCTGAATTTAAAATCGCTAATCTACCTCCATCTGAAAAAGCAATTTCAACAAACAAAACCCCCTCTGTACTATTAATCAAACTACCTATACCATCTCTTGTGAAGATGTCTTGGTTTCTTGTTACTGTACTTCCTGATGTTGGAATGTATGATGTTGCGTAAGAACCACTTTCTAATTGTGCGTACTGTATTGTATAATCTCCTAATACTTGAGTTGAAGCGTTGTTGGTAACATAGAAATCACACCTTGAAGTTGTTTGGTCAAATGTCATTGAACATCTAAACCAATCAGCACCTGCATGCTCAACTTTAGCAGTTGAATTTATTACTGATACTACTGCACCATTATTCAAATCAAAATAAGTTGAACAATTAACGCTTCCAAAAGCAAAAAAACGAACACCATAATTAGAATTTTTCTTAAAATATGCACTAACTGTCTGTACTCCACTTGTTGTATCGGTTTGGTATAATGAACTTGTTGCATTCGGATTTTCAAACTTCCAAGCATCAGTTGAGCCACCTACTCCATCTTGCCCACTTGTTAATGTTCCACTTTGAACCCAAGTTGTATCAAATTGATTAGATTGTGTAAGTTCATTTGTCCTCTGAGGCTCTGCTAATATATGTGGACAACCTCCTCCTGTGTAGTCTATACGAGGTACGTTATCTCTTGTAACTTCTTTTACTGATACGTTATCTATTGTAACATCTCCTAAACTTCTTAAAGCAAGACCTAAAAGTACACTTGATTGACTTGTAAAGTAATATGTATAATCTCCGATTTGTGAGATTAAAACAGAAGCAGGACTATTACCCATATATATTTGAACAAAACCTCCACCACTTACTGCCGTTACGCTTATATTAACTTTATATAAAGTATCTACTTGTAAAACATCTTGACTTAAATAAGAAGCACCTCCTGTATGTGAAGCACTACCTCCTGATATTGTCCAACCTGCTCCTTTAGTCCAATCCGTATCAGTTGTAAAACTACCATTAGTAACTAACTCCCCTCCTATAACCTCAGCATAATTTACTAAACCATTCTCATCTACTCTTGTAGCAGCAGTTGCTCTAGTAACATCCATATCTGCTGATGTGTATTCTTTTACTGATATGCTATCAAAATCAACTAAATCTCCTATTGCTGCACTAAATAAATAAAACCTGAAAACTGTATTTGTTGAAACAACATAAAACTCATAATCTTGCCACTCAGCAGTTAAGTTTGGATTTGAAATAACTTCACCCTGTTCACTTGAATCACCTATAGAACCAAATGTACTGCCTTGAGCCGTTACACCATCTGCCTTCGTTCCTCGCACTCGCATAGTTACTTTATATCGTGCATTGAGTGTCTGACCGAAAACTGCATATAATGCTGCTCCATTTCCTATTGAAAAATCAAGACGCATAAATTCAGCAGCATCCCAACTTTTTGATGCTCTACCACTACTCATAGTCCATTGAGAAATGTCTGAGTTCGTGAAGTTTGGATATGTAACTTCTTCAGCACCCTCAGTAGGTACAGGAACAACTGCATACAATTCTCCTGCCTTATATCCGTTAGGAGTTACTACAATACTTACATCATCTAATAAACTCATGCTATATTACTTAAATTAGTTAATTGTGCTTCTAAACAAGCCTTAGCCTCAAATACCCCACCATCAGCAATAACTCTAACCTTAAAGTCATTTACTTGCTTTTGTACAGGTGTTAATCCTCCTTTATTACTAGAAGGTAAAGACATTCCTAGTGCTAACTTCATTATATTACTTGGTCATAGTAACAGATAGCAATACCACTCGTTAAAGTAATTGCTGATACTGCAAGAAATAAAGTCGTTCCTGCTGCGATAGTCGTATGAAGCCTTGCAGCTGAGCTTCCTGTTCCTGTTTGAATATTAGCAGCAGTTATAGAAGCTATAACGCTTTCAGTTACAAAGTAAACTGCATAATAGTCTTTATCTGTCATTGCTGTTGTTGTAATAACATCACATCTATTTTTCCCTAGTTGCTCAGTTAATAATTGTTGTACATTTTCTATTGCCATTTTTTTTTATTTTATTGTCCGTAATATATATAATTCGTTTCTGTTGGTGCTTCTCTCTGTGTGTATTGAACTTGCTGTGTTCCGTCTTTTTCAGATACGTTCATTTTGCCTTTAGTTACTAAACCCTGTACTACTCCTTTATCGTTAGCAGCAGGACTTAAAACATCATCTTCTGTTGCAGGTGCATTACCTAAAGATATTGTTACTGTTCCTATCCAACTAACTTCGTAAACTTCATACTTCCAATATCCTGAAGGTAAAAAGTTAATCTGACCTGCATATAAATTTGGAGTTAATTGATAAACAAATGCTGCTTCTGTGAACCTTTCTTTTATATCTTCAATAAAAGCGTAAGCGTACTGAACAGACTTATCCATATCATTTGTAAACTTAAACAAATGTCTTATTTGAGTAGAAGCTACAGAAGTATCTATACGATTATCCTCAGTCTGCACATTTATCTCTAAGTTTGTTTCAGTTATTGCTTGTATCATAGTTAGTTTGTCTGTTATATAATAGAAATAAGTTATATTTATTTGTATTCAGTTAGTAATAAAAAGAAAAAGGTGAGCCTAAGCCCACCCTAATCAAGAAATATATAAGAAAACTACTAATTTTATAGTCCTGTTGATACAATTGGAATTTGTGCTCCTGAGTCTAAATTATCAAAAGGTGTTGCAGTATAGTCCTGTATCATAGCAAAAGGGTCTGCTTCCATACCATCAAATGTAAGAGTATATCCGTTTCTATCTCCCCAAGCAGCGCCTGAGTCCATAGTACCTGCGTTTAATTCCATTCCATTAACTGCACCTAAAGCTACAATTACATTATGTCCGTTAGAAAGTTGTTGATTTAATTCAGCAAATACAACTGTTTTAGTTGCAGCCATAAGTTTAATTTCTTGTTGGTCTTCTTTGCTAAGTTTGTTGTAAACTAGGTTAATAGTTGGTGTATAATAAACAGTTCCGTTTTCTCTTGAACCAACAATTGTATCTGTTAAAGATGATGTTCCTAATGGTAAAGCATATTTATAAATACTATTTGAACCCATATCTATATCTTCAATTTCTCTTACACCATTTGGTGCAGCAGTTGTATCATAAGTAATAGATGTGATTTGGTCTAAGACTGCAAAATAAACAGCAGAAATTCCACCACTAATTCTATTGCAATTCAAGGTTCTTCCTCGTGTAAGTGCTGTACAAGCCATTTTATTTTATTTTTTTAGGTTAAGGGTGGAAGGGTTTTACCCCCTCCATCCGTATTATTTATTTTATTATGATTGTCTTACGATATCAGCTCCCGTTCCTGTTTGAACTCCTGCTGAGTAACGAGCAACTAATCTCATATTGTCCGAACCTGTAAACGCCATATCGATTAAATCTATACGCGTTTTATCACTTAAGAGGTCAGTCCCAAAAAATAAATTAGATTTTTGTGCTATCACTAATTCATTTTCGTTCATTCCATTACATACGGCGATTTTGTAGCCTTCAAACATTGGTACATAGTCTCCATTCATATTGTAAGCATTAACATATCCTAAAGTAGATACTGCTGAAATGTAGTATTGGTAAGTTCTTTGACTCATATAAATATGCAAGTCTTCTTTCCCTAAAACTGCACTAGGTATTGAAGCAACTGCTCCTTGTAATTCTCCAATGATTGTAGCTGCTGTATAAGCTCCTGCTGCTGCATCTTGAACAACTGTTGCATCAACTCCCGGTAATAAAAGCCCTGTACCTGCTCCTAAGAAACCATTGAATTTCCCTGCTACAGCAGTTCCACTCCAAATTGAATTTTCTGTTGCTTCTGCTATAATTTCTCCCATATAAGAGATAACATAGTCATCAAAGCTTGCAGGTGGTGGTGCTCCTGCTCCTGCTCTCATTTGTAACGCTTCCCATGAGTCTAAAAGTGTAGCCTTGCATAATTCAAGATTAACTTGTAGGTTCTTAGGTTCTAAGACCTTTTCTGTAAGCGCAAGAGTTCCTGCAGAAGTAAAATCGCACGTAGCATCTGCCACTGAACTTACAGTATTATTCATTGCCTGTATGTTACTTTTAAATTTGATATTTTCTATCATTGTTAGATAATCTAACGAGTTTGATGCTTTTAAAGCTGCTGAGATGTAAAATCCTGCTGCTTTTCCTGCAAAGTTTGATGTTGTAGTAAACGCCATTTTTTTTGTTTTTAAGTTATTATATTATTTATTTAAATCGTGTAAAAATTTTTCTCTTCTTGTCATTTTGTTGTATTCTGCTCTTGATACAGGTTTTCTGTCAGAACTGAACTTGTTAGTATCTAAAGGTGCTGAAGCAGGTTTTGAAGCCAACTCAGTCTTTAGTTTTTCATTTTCTTCTTTTAACTTAGTCAATTCTTCTTCTGCTGAAAACTCAACTACTTCTGTAGTTTTAATAGACTTAGGAGTTGTTCCTCTTTCTTCAACTTCCTCAGCTAATTCCTCAACTTCTTCTTCAGTATCTTTTTCTTCTCCTTTTAAGTCTGCTATTGCGTCCTCTAGGTTTTTAATTCTTTTCTCCATTCCTTCCCAATCAGCAACATCTGCTTCTTCAGCTAATTCTTCTTCAGCCATTTCTTCTTCTTCAACTACTTCTTCAGTTTCGCTTTCCATAACTTCAGCAACAATACCTTCTTCTTCTACTCTGAAAGATACTCCGTCTTCAGTCTTGTAAGTTCCAACAGGTAATAAGATTGTAGTTCCGTCTTCAGTTAATACTGAAATGTCTACTCCTGCTTCTAATTCCTCAGCAGTTGAAACAAAGATTGTTCCATCTTCTGATTTTGATTGCCACTCTAATTTGATTGTTTCTTCTTTGTCAAGTCCAAGTGCTACTAAAATTTGCGTCTTTAAATCCATAGTTTATTTTTTAAGTTCTGTTATATAATAGAATAGTTATTTATTTGTTTGATTTTTAAAATAAGTTGTAAAGTTTTTGCAATTGAGACACAATACCTTTTTCTTCTTTAATATTTGCTTCAGCACTATCAATTTTATTAATTACTGCTTTAGGTAAATCTACACCTAATTCTTTCGCTTGTTTTTTTATTTCTGTTCCTATCTTTAACGCCTTTTCCATATCAGAAATATTACCTTTATATTTACTTTGTGCTTTAGAAACTGCGTCTATAAAAGTAGTTCCTATTTTTACACTAGCATCTATTGATTTATTAAATAGTTTTTCAAAATCATCAATAGCTCCCAACTCAATCTTCTCAGCCTTAAGTTCAGTTTTGTTTTCTCTTATTAGCTTGTTTAAAGCACTTAGTATTTGTTCTGTAGTTGGTTGTTTTTTGTTCATTTGTTCAAATTTATTAGTAAAGTAGCCTTCAATTGAAAGACCTTTTAATTCTCCTTCTTTTATTTTATTCCAAAGCTCGTCATTCTCTATCTTCATTTTTACAAACCAAGTGCCGTTAGGTAAGTCGTAACCGTATAACTTAGACTTATCACTATCTCCTTCCTTAATCCAACTTTCAACCGTTAGAACGCCTGAAACTCTGTCTTGATGTTGGTATGTAGCTTTATGGTGGTTATTATGTTTCAAGTATAACTCAGAAGCCTTACGTACTGTTTCTTTTGAAAAGTAAACATAGTAGTCGCTGTCTGTATTAGGGTCGTGTCTGAATATTTGCTTATTAGGAATTAAAGCAGGACTAACCAACATTCTTTTCTCCTCATCTACCTTAGCGAATGTTAAGTTGTTCTTTTCTTTTCCAAAGTAAACAAAGTCTTGCTCAATTGCAGGTGAAGTTACTAAACTGATAGCGTCAATAGCTAGTTCTTGACTATCGTCTGCAATAATTAATTCTACTATTTTAGTTGGTGTCATAGTTTATTTATATTCCTTTTTTTGTTTCGTTATTCTTTGCTCTAAAGCATCTCTTTCTTTTACTACCTTTTTATATTCAGTAACATCAGTAGGCTTTACGCCTAACTCTTTTGCTGCTTTATCAAACTTATTCAAAATAGGGTGAATTGTTCGGTTTAATAGTTTTTCTGCTTGGTCTGCATCAACCCAAATAGATAGTTTAGCCTGTTCCATTTCTTTGATGAATATTTTTTTATTGCTATCCATCATTTTAAATTCTTTTTCTATTATTCCTAAAGCTTTTTTTAATTCAGCAACAGAAGCCAACTCAACTTTTTCAACCTTACTCAAGTTAATTTCTTTAAATTTTTTTACTTCTTTTTTGTATTGCTCGTAAGTCTTTCCTAATGGTGTTGGAGTGTTCATAGTATTTATTTAAGATTGTAATTAAGGTTCTGTTATATAATAGATATATAGTTAATATATTTGATTTTAGATTGTAGCTCTACGTCTTATGTTTGCTAATTGGTTTTGACTGTTTGTCATTTCATCTGTAACTACATAAGCTCTAGTTGGTTCAGGTGC